CCAACAAGGTCGCGATGCTCGTCGAAGAGCGCGGCGCCTTGTGCGTCTACCGCGAAGCGGCGTTCGGGAAAGTCACCGGCCTGCTCTAGTCGACGGACGCTCACCCTCGCGGCGAGTCCGGACCGTTGTTTCTGGGCTCGCCGTTCCTCGCGCGTCACATCTTTTTCAGGGAGCCCGCCATGCCGCGTTGGAATGCGACCAAAAATCAGTACGTGCGCGGCGACGATCTCGCCGTATACACCGTTGACGGGTCGATTCCCGTCGTGGACGGCGTGCACGAGCTCGCGAAACCGAGCGCGGGCGCGTTTACGCTCGCGCCGCCGGCGGCCGGGGACGACGGCATGCTGCTCACGATCACCGCCAAAACCGCCTTTGCGCACGTGGTGACCCTCACCGAGGGCCTCGGCGGCAAGGGCACCGCGTTCGATCAGATCGCGTTCGCGGCGGTGGGCGACACGATCACGCTGCGCGCGGTCAACCAACACTGGGTGCCGATCGGCGCCCCGTACGGCGCGGTCATCTCGTAAACGGGCCATGCTGGGCTTTCGCGCGGACCCCGGCGACTGCCTGATTTGCGGCACGGCGCATTGCGCGTGCGGCGGACCAGTCGTGCTGCGTCTCCTGCCCCAGCGGGATGCGATGCCGGCGGAAGTGCAGTCGATCGAACCGCCTGCCGACCTTGCGCCGCCGGTGGAGTGCGACCCGCCGCCGCCCTCGTTTTCGACGGCGGAGTACAAGCGCGCGATCCACGGGCCCAAGAAGGCGCGGCGATGAGCTTCGTCCAACCGCCGTACTGGGCGTACGAGCGCGGCGGGCTGCGTGGCTGGCCGCAGCATGTCGGCCTGTCCGTCATCACGCCGCCGGTGGGAGAACCGCTCACCTTGGACGAGGCAAAGGCGCACGTCAAGGTCGACGGGCCCGAATCGGATGCGGAACTGACCCGCTGGATCAGCGCCGCACGCCTTGATGTCGAGGTGTATACGTCGCGCGCGTGCCTGACCCAGAACGTCGACGTCACCCTGAGTCGGTTTCCCTGGGCCCGGCGCGCGATTGAGATCCCGATCGCGCCGCTGCAGCGTGTCACCGGCATCGACTACCTCAATGCGAGTGGAGACATCATCGATCTGGACCCGACGCTGTACGCCTTCGACGCGCCGCAAGGGCCGTACGCCGCCCCGGGGCGCGTGATGCTGGCCTACGGACAGTACGCCTGGCCGTACCCACCGGCGATGGAGGTACTCAACGGCGTGACGATCCATTGTGTCGTCGGCTACGGCGACACCGGCGTCGCGGTGCCCGCGGCCTTGACGGCGGCGATGCTCCTGCTCATTGCAAATTGGTGGCTCAACCGTGAGGCGGGCGCGATTATCCGGGGCTCGGCCGACGTGTTGCCCTACGGCGTCGATCGCCTGTTGCAGCCGTTCCGCCAGGAGACGCTCGCGTGAGCGGCCGGACGGAGTCTGGGACGTTGACCAAGCGTGTCGGCCTCGAGAATCCGGGCCCGGCGGTGTCCGATGGCGACGGCGGCACGACGCAAACGTGGACGGCGTGTTCACCCTCACCGGTGTGGGCCTCGATCGTGCCAGCGACGGTGCGCGATCTCGAGAAGGTCGTTGCGGCGACGGTGCTGGCGACCGTGACCCATCTCGTGACGATGCGGTATCACCCCCAAGTGACCACGCAAACGCGGGTCATTTACGGGACGCGGATCTTCAACGTCACCGGCGTCGTGAATAGCGACGAGGACGACCTCGAAACCGTCGCGCTTTGCGCCGAGGTGGTGTCCTGATGGCGGACAACCGCTTTACCTGGACCGGCCTCGAGGAACTCAAAGCGGACCTGCGGAACCTGCCCGCGACCTTGGCCGGAAAGGGCGCCGATCGCGTCGAAGCGCGGGCCAACAACGCTTACGCGACGATCCACGCGGGGTATCCGTCGCGGTCCGGGGATTTACGGAACGATCTCACGGTTACACACGCGCGGAATCAGTTTGGCGCGACTTCCCTCGTCCGGAACTCCTCGAAACACGCGCTCGCGTTCGACGTGGGCACGCAGGCGCGGCACAACAAACTCGGCGCGAATCGCGGATCAATGCCGGCCAACCCACTGTTTTCCCAAACGATCGTCCAGGAGCGTCGCCGGATGTGGAGCGACTTGAAAGATCTGCTTACGGAGGAAGGCCTGACGGTGACCGGGGATGCCTGATTCGTCGGACATCGACAGCGCACTGGTGGCGAAATTGTCGGCGGATACCGGCATCGGCGGGTTGATGAGGTTGGCCGTCGATGGCGTGTTCATGGACGAGGCAGGGAAGTCGCTTGTGACGGGAGGGAATGCGAAGCAGTTCGTCATTGTGTCGCTCGTGGATGAAGTGGACGAACCCGTGCTCGGCAAGCGCGGGTTTGAAGATGCGCTCTATCTCGTGAAGTTTGTCGAGTTGTCGACGGTGAGTCCGAGTCACGTGAAAGCCGGCGCCGCCCGCATCGATGCCCTGCTCGAGGACGGCGTGTTGACGGTGCCCGGCTACACCCACATGGTGCTGTGCCGGGAGTCGCGGATCCGGCTGTTGGAGGTCGACGAGGAAGACGCGTCGATTCGTTGGCAACATCGCGGCGGGCAGTACCGGGTGCAGCAGGCGCCGGTGTAATGCGGAATCGATCGAAAGGGTAGAAGCACATGGCTATCAAATCCGGACGCTACGGCACCGTCAAATACGATCCCGCGGGCACCACGCCCGTCGCGCTCATCGCGTTGAACGGGTGGAAGCTCAGTCTCAAAACGGACTACGACGAAGTGACGTGCTTTGGCGACAACAACAAGGTCTGGGTGCCGGGCTTGCCGGACATCTCCGGCTCCTTGTCGGGGTTCTGGGATTCCACCAACACCATCATCTTCGCCGCGACGCGGGCGGCCACGCCGGGCCTGCTCGAGCTCGCGCCGAACTCCACCGAGCCGACGTTCAAGTTCTCGGGCCTCGCCTATCTCGACGCCGACATCGATTGCAGCGTGAAGGGTGGACCGAAAGTCACGTCGTCCTTCAAGGCAGCCGGAAGCTGGACCGAAGCCCCATAGGGGGCGCGTATGTCCTTCGCAGATTGGGCGGCGCCGGAGGCAACCTTTCATCGCATCCGACTGCGCGGGGTGGGCGGCTCCCTCGTGTGGGGCTGGCACACCGTGGCGACGTTCAAACACTGGACGATTCGCAAGGGCGGCCGGGAGATCTGGCTCTTGACCGCCGCGATCGAGCGCGTCGAGCCGTACCAAATTCGGATGACGCCGCTCCTCTTCTCGGCGCCGCGGGAGACGGGACCACCCTGGTGCTGGGGGGTGAACTCGATCGACGTCGGCGACCGTCAACTCATGGCGCGGCTCGGGCCGCCGGAGCAATAGATGCCGTCACGTGTGGTGCGCCCGACGTCTCGCACACTCATGATCTCGCGTGGGGACTGGCTCCTCGTGAAAGATCGCTTGAATCACGGGGAACAGCAGGACGCCTTCGCTCGACGATATGTCACGAACGCCCTCGGCGGCCATTCCGTGAATCTCCGCGCCCAAGGGATGGAGAAGGTCACTGCCTATCTGCTCGAGTGGAATCTGACGGGGCCGGATGACACGCACGTGTTGCCGTTGCGGAACGTGGCGGGCGAGTTGGATCCGATTGTGATGGCGGCGTCGCTCAACGCGATCGACCCTGAGAGCTTCGCCGAGATTTTCAACGCCATCGAGGGGCACGAAACGGCCATGGCGGCCGCGCGAGCGGAGGAAAAAAAACTCCAGGCTGGCGAGAGCGCGTCGTCAGCGACGTCACCGTCGCCCGCGCCTGTGCCTGGACCCTCGGAGACGTCCGCGACCTAGACGAGGACGACTATCAGGTAATCGTCGAGCTGCTCATCGAACAGAAAGTCATCCAGCGAGTGGGTGACGACGAGGACGCGGACGAGGAGAACGACGACTAGATGGCGATCAGCGGGAAATTCGAGGCCGATTTTGCCTCGTTCCAAGCGGCGGTCGACGGATCCGTCGCCAAGCTGACTTCGATGGAATCCGGCGCCACGAACGTGGCGGCGGCGGTCAATCGGGTCGCGAACAGTTTGGAAGGCGGCAAGATCGTCCAGCAGGCCACGATTGCCGCAGCGGCGGTCGAGCAAATCGGCGGCGTCTCCGTACTCACGGAGGCCCAACTCGCGCGCCTGGGCATCACCGCGACCGAAGCGGCCGCGAAGTTGCGCGCGATGGGCCAGGACGTGCCGCCCGGCATTCAAAACATTGCGGACCAGGCCCGTGGTGCGGCGGAAGCGAGCCTCAGCCTCGGCACCGCTGCCAAGACGACGGGCGACAGCTTCGGCCAGTGGACAGGTAAGTTCGACATCAAGTCCGCCATCAGCGATCCGATCGGCACGGCGAAAGGTGGGCTCCTGGCGTTCGCGGAAACGCTCGGTCCCGCGGGGATCGCGCTGGGGGCGGTGGCCGCGGCCGGCGGGATCCTCGGCGGCGAGCTCCTCAGCCTGGGCAACGACGCCGAGACGGTAGGGGCCTCGATCGGGCGAATGGGTAAGCAATTCAACATCCCCGTTGAAGACGTGTCCACGCTCCGGTTCGCGGTCCAAGCCGCGGGTGGAGACTTTTCGTCGTTCGGCGACAACATGTTTACCTTTCAGAAGCGCATCGAGGACAACGGCGATGCCGTCAGCAAGGGATTGGAGAAGATCGGCCTCTCGCTCAATGCCGTGAAGGCCCTCCGGCCGGACGAGCAATTCCTCGCGGTCAGCGATGCCCTACGCGCCACCGGCAGTGAAACCAATAAAGCCGCCGTCGCGTTTGAAATTTTCGGGAAGCAGGGCAAGGACATGTTGCCCCTGTTGCTGAAGCCCCTGAGTGATCTGGAACAACAGAGCCGCGACCTCGGGGACACGTGGTCGACGGTCGACGTCGCCGCCGCCGCGGCGTTCAAAAATTCGATGAATCTCCTGGCGACGGAAACGGAGGAAGGGTGGATCCAGATGGGCCGCTCCGTGGCGCCGGCGACCGATGCCTGGGAGGTCGGCTGGGCGCGGATGAAGCTCGCCGTCGTCAATGTGGTCAACCTCCTCCCCGAGGCGGCCGACACCCTTCGTCACGTGACCGGCTCTGTCGGGGACCTCGAGGTGGCCACGCAATCACAAGGTGCCGCCCAGGATGCGGCGAATGCGCTGTTCCGCGTGGCAAAAACGGAAGGACTCTCGTACGGCGACCAGGTGACCGAGGTCGCGACCAAAATGCTCACGCTCGGCTATTCCCAGAAGACCGTGGGCGACCTGACCGGCCTCCTGTCGTCGCAGGTCAGAACCATCGCCGGCGACTTGAAGGCCGCGTCGAACGCGACGGACGACTACAACGCCACGAACACCCGTGTGGAAGCTGCCTTGGGCAAATTGGGCGGCGGTATCGACAACGTCTCGCCCAGCTTCCGCGGCTGGATCCAGGACATGAAAGACGCGAACGTGTCCATGAAGGACATCGAAGCTGAGTCGACCCTGACGGCGGCGCAGATTGCCCTGGTTCTGAAGGCGAATACCGATACCGCCGAGGCCACGAAAAAATTTACGACCGCGATGGGCGAGCTCAACGCCTCCGGCGTTGGCTGGAAAGGCACGCTCGACACGATCGACGGCGCCGTGGCGGTGGCGATCAAGGGCTATCTCGACGCGGGCGTCTCGCAAGCCTCGCTGGCGACGGCCTATGGACTAACGGCAGTCCAGGTGAAGGCGGTCGCCAGCTCACTCACCGACGAACAGGCCGCGCTCAAGCTCGAGGCCAAGAGTGTCGAGGAAACGTCGAAGCTCTGGGATGACTACTTCGCCCTGAAAGTCGAGCACGGCGGCACCGCGACCGACAAGCAGATCGCGCAGATCGAGAAGTGGGCGGCCGACCTAACCGCAAAAATGGTCGCGGCGCACACCGACACGGCCGACTTCTACACCGCGCTGGCGGCGCTCTCGCAAGAAAAGCTCGACGCCGTGATGGTGAATTGGAGCGACCTGAGTAGTCACTCCCGCCAGTCCCTTCAGGAGATCGCCGACAAGGCCGTGGCGACCTACGCGTACGTGCAAGCCAATAGTGGCGACTTCACCGCGAAATTTATTCAGCAGAAGGACGACGAAGCGCGGGCGGCCGAGAACGCCGCCTTCCATTGGCAGGACAGCTTTGATACCGCGGGCGACAAGGTGATCGCGAAGACCCAAGAGGTGGGGAAGGCCGTCGCGGTCCTCCTCGGGCAGTTCGTCGAACTCGGGAATGGCTACTCGCAGCAGACGAGCCTCGGCGGCGGATCCCAAACGTGGGATCTCTCCACCGCCACCGGAATGGCGCAGTTCCAAGCCATGAATCCGGGGGCCGCCATCAACGGCGAAGCGAACGACCCGGCGTGGTTCAAAACCCACACGTTGCAGGATGCCGTCCTCGCGGGCCTGATTAACTTGAACGCCGGATTGCAAGCCGCTTACGGCAGTCCGATCGGCGGCATCAATGAAGACGTGCTGTCGGACCTCACGAAGGCGTCGCAAGCGCGCTATTTAGCGGCGCTCGATGCCGCCGACGCTGCTGCCGCGGGGAAAGCGCCCTCCTTTGCCACCGGCGGGGTCGGGGACTTTGGCGCGGGCACGCTCGCCATGCTGCACGGGAAGGAAGCCATCGTCCCGCTCAGCGGCAGCAGCGCGACGGGCGGCGGCGTGACGCTCGTCCAGTACATTACCGTGACACAACCCCTCGGCACGCCGACGGCGATCGGCAAAGCCGTCGGCGATGCGTCGATCGCCCGATTGCGATCGTTGGGCGTGCGCTTCCCGACAGGCGTCTGACGTATGCCGGGCCTGTCTGGATCAGCGCACGCGATCAAGTCGGCTCGAGCCGGCGTCGCGCGCTCGGGCGCCAGTCGCGCCGGCTGGCCGATCCTGCAAGGCATCGTCGCGCGACAATACGCGCTCTCCGCCATCGCGCGATCCGGCGCGACGCGCAGCAATTACACCTCGGGCAAGGTCTTCGTCGCGATCGCGGGCGTCGGGGTGACCTATGGCTTCGGCGCCGGCAATCGGATTCGCGTCGACTCTCTCTCGATCACCGACACGCTGAACGATGCCGCGACGACGGCGACGCTGCGCACCTGGGGGATCGTGCCGGCCGCCGGCGCCGACGTCGTCGCGACGCTGGGGTCAAAGAACAACATGCGCCGGCTGTTCGGCGGTACCGTCCTCAATCTCAAGCAGGGGTATTTGGGCAGCGTGCCGGCGCACGTCTTCGCCGACGTGAACCTGATCGATTACACCTGGGGACTCGGTCGCCGGAAGGTGACCGCGCGCTATCTCGCGACGACGGCCGGCGCCGTGCTGACGGCACTCGTCGGGACGTTCGCGACGAGTTACACGGCGGCGGCCAGTGCCGACTTTACCGGTCTGCCGATCGACGAGATCACCTTCACCGATCAGGATCTCTCCGACTGCCTCACGCAGTTGACGAAGCGTGTTGGCGGCTCGTGGCTGTGCGACTACTTCCGCGTCGTACGCGCCTTTCTCGTCGACACGACGCAAACGGCGCCGACGATCATCAATGCCGTGCATCGGACGCTGTCGGCGCTGACGATCGAGCGTGACCTGGGGTCGGTCGTGACGCGCGTGCTGGTCGAAGGCGGGGGCGGGAATACGCTAGAGGCGTGCGCTCCCGGCGAAACGATCATCCCCGTCGACGTCGCGACGTGGTACGAGCCGACCGGGGGCACCGTGCGATCCGGGCCGAATCGCTTGACGTATACCGCGCGCGCGCTCGGCGGCGGCGGGTCGCTGGTTGGACCCGGCGCGGGACCGGTCGCCGCGCCCGGCGTGACCTTGGCGAGCGGTGCCGGCGTCGACAACGGCAGTCACGACTACGCGGTGACGTACACGACGCCGGCCGGCCTGTCAGTTGCGGGACCGCGGGCGACGATCGCCGTCGGGAACCTGGCAGCGCCGGTGAGCCCGCCGACGACGGCACCCGCGACGATCGGCGTCGGGCCTGACGCCGGCAGTCACGACTATGCCGTGACCTTCGTCACCAGCTCCGGCGAAACGACCGCCGGGCCGTCAGTGACACAAGCGACCGGGATCACCGTGGCGCCGACGGTCGCGCCGGTGCCGAGCGCGCCGACGATGGGGGCCGGGCCGGACCCCGGCACGCACGACTACGCGGTGACCTTCGTCACGCCGATCGGCGAGACGACGCCGGGGCCGGTCAGTGCACAAGTCACAACCGGGCCGATTGCGGCGCCGTCGACGGCACCGACGGCCGGCGCGGCCGTGCTCGGACTCGGACCGGCAGCCGGCAGTCACGACTATGCCGTGACCTTCGTGACCAGCTCCGGCGAAACGACCGCCGGGCCGCGCACGACGACGTCGACGGGTCTGCTGCCGGCCCCCGCGACGGCACCGACAGCGGCCGGCGTGACGGTCGGCAGCGGGCCGGACGCCGGCAGTCACAACTATGCCGTGACCTATGTCGCCGCGAGCGGTGAGACGACGCCGGGGCCGATCGTGACGCTGGCAACCGATGTCACGCCGGCGCCGACCGGTGCGCCGGTGCCGGGGACGCCGACCGCCGGCGCCGGTGCCGACGATGGGACGCACGACTACGCACTGAGCTTCACAACCAGCGTCGGCGAGACGACGCCGGGGCCGATCGGGGTCACCGTCACGACCGGGCCGGTCGCCGGCGTGACGACGGCAGCGCCCGGCAGCGCGCCGGCTGGGGCGGCGGCTGGACCGACCGGTAATCTCTCGGCGCTCGCCGCCTACAAGTACGCCGTGACGTTCATCGCCGGCGCGGGCGAGACGACGGCCTCTCCGTTGCTCACGATGTTTGTGGCGTCGATCTCGAACGGGGGCGTGGCGCCTGGGTATACCGCCGTCGCCGGATCTGGGCTGGGTGTCGGATTTTACGAGTATGCCTTCACGTTGATTTCGGCGTCAGGGGAAACGGCTGTCCTAGCGTCGACCTCACGAAACACAACGAGCGGGAATCAGAAAGTACACATTACGGCACCTGGCACCGGTGCCGATCCGAGGGTGACCGGCTACCGGATTTATCGTGGCGCCGTGGGCGCCGGCAGTCCCTTGTATCTCGTCGCGACGCAAGCGAACGGCGTCGCCTTCGACGACACGACGCCAGACGCGACCCTCGTCACGCGATCCATTGCGCCGACGGTTGACACCGCGTCAACGGGGCAGTTCGCACTCAGTTCGATCCCGGTCGGCGCCGCACTCGTGACGGCGCGGAAGATCTACCGCACGACGGCGAACGGGTCACAGCTCAAGCTGCTGGCGACGCTCGGCGATAACACGACGACCACATACACCGACAACATCGCCGACGCGTCGCTGGGCGTCAACGTGCCGACCGTGAACACGACGGCGACATCGTCGCCGTGCAATCAAGTGCCACTCACAGTGCCGACCAGCGCTGATCCGTCAGTCACCGGCCGGCGCATCTATCGGCGATCCGGCGGCGCCGGTCTGCGCTTGCTGGTCAGCATCGGCAACAACTCGGCGACGTCGTATCTCGATACGGTCGCCAATGCGAGCTTGGGCGCGGCGCCGCTCGGCGCGACGACGGCCTTACTCAATCGGATCGCGCTTGCGGCGATCCCGCTGGGGCCGGCCGGCGTGACAGCGCGAAAGATCTACCGGTCACCAGCCGACGGCGGCACCTTACTGCTCGCGGGCACGCTGGCGAACAACTCATCGACGAGCTTCACCGACACGACGACAGACGCGGGGCTGGGCGTCGCTGCGCCTGGTGTCAATACGGCCGTCACGAATCAAATTCCCCTGAGCGCGATCCCGGTCGGGCCGGCCGGCGTGACGGGGCGCAACATTTATCGGACGGCAGCCGGCGCGTCGCAGCTTCAATTGTTGGCGACCATCAGCAACAACAGTGCGACGACGTACGTCGACCAGACTCCCGACGCGCCGACAGTCGCGCCGGGGACGCGAGTGACGGCCGCGCTGGCTGGCTTCGGCGCCGGCAATGTGAATACCGGTACGCACGCGTGGCTCGCGACGTTCGTCACGGCGGGCGGCGAGACGGATGCCGGTCCCGGTCAGGCGCTCGTGATCGCCGATCAGACTGTCAACGGGCAAGTGGCGATCGGCGCCGTGCCGATCAGCCCGGCGCCAGAAGTGACCGGCCGGAACCTCTATCGCACCGTCTCGGGCGGCTCGGTCTATATGAAGCTCGGCGCGCTCGGGAATAACACGGCGTCGACCTTTCTTGACAGCGTCGCCGACTCGAGCCTGGGCGTCGTCGCGCCGGCCGTCAATACGACCGGCCTGGGACCGAACGTGCCAACGGTCAATACGGCCGTGCTCTGTCAGGTGCCGATCACGTCGATCCCACGCGGCGATGCGACCGTGACCGGTCGTCGAATTTATCGTCGGTCGGCCGGCGTCGGGCTGCGCCTGGTCGGGACGATCGCCGATAACACGACGACGAGCTTCCTCGACACGGTCATCAACGCGAGCTTGGGCGTCGCCGTGCCAATCACGTCGACGGCGTATCTGCAACAGATTGCGCTGACGGCGATCCCGCTCGGCGCCGCACTCGTGACGGCTCGGAAGATCTACCGCACGACGGCGAACGGGTCACAGCTCAAGCTGCTGGCGACGCTCGGGGATAACACGACGACGGCCTTTCTCGATACGGTGACCGACGCGTCGCTGGGCGCGACTGCGCCGGTGACGAACACGGCGACGGCGAATCAAGTCGCGCTCTTAGGGCTGCCGATCGGCGCCGCCGCGGTCACGAGCCGCACGATCTGGCGCACGGTCGCCGGCGGCACCCAACTGCGATTCCTCGCGACGATCGCCGACAACGTCACGACGACCTACACCGACGTGATCGCCGACGCGAGCCTTGGCGCGAATGTGCAAGTCAGCGACACGTCGGGCTTGGCGCAGCCAGCCGGCAACGTGCTCGCAGGGTCGACGACGTTGATCATGGCGGGACTCGGCGGGATGCCGAGCACCGGCTGGGCCGTCATTGGCAACGGGCAGCAAGTGATCCGCTATACCGGCATCGTCGGCAGCTCACTGACGGGGATCCCGTCGAGCGGCGTCGGCTCGATCACGGCGACCGTCTCGTACAACTCGACGGTGACGGCGGCGCCCCAACTGACCGGGATTCCAGTGACCGGCCCCGGCTCGATCGTCTTCGGGCTCTTACGCGGCGATGCCGTCAATCTGCGCGTGCAAGTCGACGACGTGGTCGCGCAAGGAGCACTCGCGGCGCTGATCGGGGGCGACGGTGTGCAAGAGTCGACGTTACAGGATGGCCGGCTAGCGCGCGTCGAAGCGTTGTCACGCGGGACGGCGCAGCTCGCACTCACCAAAGCGATCCTCGTGACCGTGACCTATCAGTCGCGCGACATGAACACGCGCGCCGGCGCAACCGTCTCGACGAATATCGGCGCGCCCACGAATCTGTTCGGCGACTTTCTCATTCAGCAAGTGACGATCGACAAGTTCAACGCGCGCGTGCCGCCGACCTACACGGTCACGGCCGCCAGCACCCGCTTTTCGTTCGACGATCTGCTGCGGCTGGTCGGGGACTCGCTTTCATAAAGGCCACACACGATGCCTATTACGCGTACGGCGTGGATCGACGACGACGGCTCTGGCACGACCGGGACCGTCTTGAACAATGCCGTCAAAACCGAGCTCTACAACCAGATCGACGCCGCCTTGTCGATTCCCGGCGCTGTGCAAACGACGACGGCGACCGGCACGCAGGCCGACTTTGTCCTCACCGCCGGCTGCGGCTTGCTCCGCTGCAATAACGCCACGCTGCTGACCCTGACGGGGCTCGCCGCTGGCGGGGATGGGCAGCGCCTGTTGATCGTCTCGGTCGGGGCGGGCCAGGTCGACCTCGCCAACCAGAACACCGGATCGGCGGTCGCGAATCGGCTGATCAACGGCGTCACGGGCACCCGATCGCTGACGTCCGGCGCCGGCTGGGCGTTGGTGGAGTACGACCTGGTCGGGACCCGCTGGCGCGTCGTCGGGCATGAACAGGGGGCGTGGATTACCCCGGCGTACAACGCAGGCGACTACACGGCGAGCGGCGGGACGTGGACCGTCGACGCCGGGGATGTCCAGGTCTGCGTTTACAAGCTGACCGGCAAAACGCTCAGTTTCAAGATGTCGCTCCTCACGACGAGCGTGTCACAAATCTGCGTCGCGCTCGTACGGCTGTTGCCGGGCGGCTTCACGGCGGCCAGTCGTACGGATTTTGGGCTCGTGACGCGGTCGGACAATGGCGGCGCGCGTGGCTTTGGCAGCGCGATTATCTCGGCGAGCACGAATTCGATCTCGTTCGTCACATCGCCGGACGTCAGCGGCACCTGGTCCGTGTCGGTGAATGCGACGCTGCTCGAATGCGAAATGCCTGCGATTGAGGTGCAGTAGATGTCCAGTTACCAATCCTTCACGGTCGGGCGCACCACGGAGCCCGATCCCGCGACGCTCCTCGCGCAACTCCGGGCGCTGGATGCGACGGCCGGGATTCAGCATCAACCGGGGACGCCGGCGTTCGTGATCAAGAAAGCGACGGCCTGGACGGCGCCGCAGATCACGGCCGTGCAGACCGTGCTCGAGGCCGCGCCCGTCACGACGCCGGACCTCACGGCGCAAAGCGTCATTGACATGATGCCGATCGAAACCAAGGCGCTCGCCCTCGCCATCATCGACCAACTCAACGTCATTCGCGCGGCGCTGCCGACGCCCTTGGCGGCGATCACCGTCGCCCAGGCGATCGCGGCGATTCGGGCGAAGGCCGGCACGCTGTAAGGCGTCTGACAAGGAGGATCTCCGGGATGGATCTGTTGCTCATCCTCATCGTGCTCTTGTTCCTCGGGTGGGGCGGCGGGCTGGCGATCGGCTACACCGCCGGCGGTTTGTTGCACGTGCTGCTCGTGGTGGCCGTGATCCTGGTGATGGTGCGCGTGCTGCAAGGGCGGTCCGCCTGGTGACCAGCCCGGTCGACCGCGACCTGATTCCGCTGCTGCTCATCGAAGACAACGCCAACGATGCGAACCTGTTCGCGTTGACGCTGCCGCCGAGCGCGTTTCGGCTGGTCACGGTGACGACCCTCGCCGGGGCCCTCGCCGCGATCCGCGCCGATACGTTCGCGCTGGCGATCCTCGATCTCGGGCTCCCCGATGCGTCGGGGCTCAACGCCGTGATCGCGGTCCGCGCCGTGGCGCCGGATCTGCCGCTGATCATTCTCTCCACCGTCGTGAGCGCGGAGGTGACCCGGCAAATTCTCGCGGCGGGCGCGCAAGACGTGCTCATCAAAGGCGAGAGCCGCACGACGTTGCAACAACGGTTGCTGTTGATTATTGAGCGGCACCAATTCGAGGCCGCCAATCGGCTCGCGCACGCGGCGGAGACCGAGGCGCTCGAGCAGGAACGGCGGCGCATCAGTGGGCAAGTCGACGCGCTCAAGGGGCAACTCGGCGCCTCGCACCCGGCCGTGCAAGTGCAGGCCGTCGACCCGTCGGTGCCCGCCACGACGACGTTTCAGCAAGATCTCACGACCGCCGGGCAGCGGCAGGTCAATCTCATTTGGGAGCGGACGCAATCGGTGATCGCCTTGATGGTCGTCATCACCACGATGGGAGCCGGCGCGTACGGGATGGTGCGGAACCTCCAGATTCCCACGCTGATGGCCGTCGCGTTCGGGACCGTGGTGGGGTTTTATTTTTCGCGCACGAATCATGCGGCGATCGGCGGCGTGGGGCCGCAGCCCCAGGAAAAGTACACGGGCCGATGATCGTCAAGGCGACGCGCGAAGGCCTCATCGGCGACGTGACCTCGAGCGGCTATCGCATTGATGCGGTCGTCGCCTTTGTCGCATTGCCCTCGGTGCGCGCGCTCCAGCGCTTCGTGCGTGTCACGAATCCCGCCACCGGGCGATCGACGTTGGCGCAAGTGCTCGACGTCGGGCCGCATTTCACCCACGACGACGCGTATGTCTTCGGCACGGCGCGCCCGGGCGCCGAGACCGGCCGTAAGGGCGACGGCACGCCGATGAACGGCGCCGGGATCGATCTCAGCGAGGCGGTGTGGGACGCGCTGGGGATGACCGACAACGGGCCCGTCGACTGGACGTTCGTATGACGCGACTCGCCCTCGACGCGGCCGTGCTCGCGCGCGTGATCGCCACCTTGCACCACCTGGCCGACACCCAGGCCAACCGCCCGGTCTGCCTGACGGTGGCGGAACGGGCGGATCTGCGGGACGCGGCGTACCGCCTCACGCCACGTCACTCGGACCTCGATCACCAGAAGGACACACGCCATGGGCTTTAGCTTCTCGCAGTTTGTCAGCCTCCTCACGACGATCGCGCCGGTCGTCCTCCTCGCCGTGCCCGGCGGCGGCCTGATCGCGCCGCTCATGCCGCTCATTGTGCAGGGCATCGCGGATGCGCACACCCTCCCCGGCGCCAGCGGGGCGGACAAGAAAGCGTACGTGCTGCAGCTCGTCGCCGACGCGACGCAGGCGACGGCGCTGATCAAGCCGGGCACGATCGATCCCGCACTTGCGCTGCAGGCGGCGAGTCACGGCATCGACGCGGTCATCACCTCCATCAACGCGGTGCAGGTGGCGCACGCCGCACTCCCGCTGCTGCCGACGATCGTGGTCCCCGTGGCGTCGGCGGCCACCCAGAAGCCGGTGGGGCAGTAATGGCGGGGTACGACGAGCTCGGCGGCGACGCGGCGGGGGCCCAGATTGGCCAGGCGTTGTGGGCCGATTACGCCGAAGCCCAGCAGCCGCCAGACGCCGGGATGAGTATCTGGTTGTGGCGCTGTGCCTTCGACGCGTTGACGATCGGGATCGCCGCGTCGATTGCCAAGCATCGTCGGGAGTGGCGCGTGGTCCTGGGGCTCGCGCCGGATTTTAATCGGCCCTCGCCCGAGGTCACGGCGGTGATGCCTCCGCTGTCGACGCGGGACGAGGTCTTGAGCGCGACCATCGGGTTTCAAGGCATCACCGCGCACACCGCGGAGTACGGCACGTTCCCGATGTTCGGCCCGGAGACGACGACGCTCCGCGACGCCGATCTGGATGCGTACTGTGCCGATATTCTCGCGGCGGGGTTCCACGGCGGCGAGATCGCGGTGTCGTGGGCGTACGCCGAGCCGGGCTTTCTGATGCCGGTGCCCGGGCGGGACTTGTCGACCGATCTGCCGGAGCTCACGCGCCGCATCGCGCGCATGCGACGCAACGGCTTGACGTCGGTCGGCGTGTTCCTCGCCGGCGACGGGCGTTCGCAGCCGAAGAACCCGGACGGCACGTATCCCTACAACGATCCGGTCGGCCACACCTACGGCTACGAATGGTTGATGGACAATCTCGAGCGGATCCTGCTGGCCTGCCGGGACTCCGCCGACGGCGACCTGACGACGTTCATCATCTTCTCGCCGACGTACGACGGCGGGTTCATGGACGGGTGGGGCGATGCGCCGGGGCAGCCGGACCACCAGCCGCAACGGGTGATCGACTTTGGCCTGAAGTTTCGATCGATCCTGCCGGTCGGCTATCTGGCGATGGAACACACGCCGGGCAACATCCCGATCGGGAACGGCGAGGCGGATTGGCTCACCGGGGGCCCGCTGGACGCGTACGACCTGCTGCTGAGCGAGTATCGCGATCCGATCACCCCCGGTCCGCCGGGCGATCAAGTGTGGCAAGTGGTGGCGCGCACCGTGCCGCACTACACGCGGCCCGCGAATCAACCCGCCGGCGACGATCCGCGGCCGCCGAATTATCTGCAACATCCGACGAGCCGCGGGACACGCTACAAGTGGGAGTACGAGTTCGCGACGTATCCCTGGACCCGCGGCCGCCGGACGCTCGAGCAGATCGAGCAGGACCGGGCGTACTTCCGGGCGATGGGGTCGCCCTACGTCTGTTGAGCCAGGCTCAGCGATCCAACGTGCGCACGGCCCGGGCGATGGGACTCGTGTACGCGGCCGCGGCATCGATCGCGTCTAGATCCGCGGCGCCGCGGGCGTTCCACATCAGCCGGAGCTGCTCGGCGACGAGCACGGTGAAGTCGACATCATGGCGGACACCGGCATCGCTGAGGATGCCTTCGGCGATCTGATCGAAGTCGGGGGGCTCAGGCATCAGCCCTTTGCCTGCCTCTTCTTCACGTCCGCCGCGAATCGTTTCTCGTGGCGCTGCTCCCTCGCCACCCAGGCGGATGCGTACGTGGCAAGACAGGCCCACGAGCAAAAGTGCCAGGCCTGCGTCTGGTGGCTGATCGTCAGAAACCAGTGGGACGCGCAGGATTCCGAGGCCTCACACCCCGCCCGATCGCAATGCCGCAGGTCCGCCATGGGTGTACGTTAGCCCTTCGCCGGCTTCGCGTGTGCCTGCGCGGTCCGAGCGAGGGCGGCGTCGAGTTGAGCGTGATTTGCGAGGAGGATCGCGCCGCAGTCGATCTGCTGCCGGGAGAGTTGACGTGCCTGCCACTGCAAGCGACGCCGCCAATACCACCGGAGGAGTCCAACCGGAAGGACGCGCGCGATTGGCCAGGGCAGCGTCATCTCTTCGTCTCCTTCGCCTGCTTCTTCTTCGTGCGGGCGGCCGCGGCGGCTCGACTCGCCTTGGTGGCTCGGGCTTGCCGTTGGGCGGGCGTCATGGCCGCCGCGGCCGCCGGCCCGCCAATCTTCCCGCCCTTGGCGCCTTGCTCCCGGAAGTAGGCCAACGCGTCTGCCGAGAGCCGATTTCTCATGACTTCTATCGTATTCCCTTGACCTAGTGGGGGTCAAGGTGTATACTTCTTTCATGCCCGATTCCTTCCGCCCGGTGTTCGAAGCCCTGAAGCAAACAGCGGAAGGCGTGGTCCAAGCGATGGAAGGCGTCAAGAAAATGGCCGACGCCGTCCTCGCCGCGCGCGATGAGCACGAGGATCTGCGGGAGACCGTGCATCGGCTCGAAGGGCTCGTCATGACGCAGGGCCAGGATCTGCGGGCGCTGCGCGACCGTCTCGACAATCGCTAGTCGTAAAGAGTCGGCGCCGACCGGTGGTTGCACACCAGACGACGCCTCACCGCCTCCACCTGGGCTTAGCAGGTCGAAACGGCTCCCGCCATTCTACGGGAACCTTTCCGGCCGGA